GCACGTTCCAGGGCATCTTCGAAGGTATATAGACCGGTATTAAACATAGCGGATGTCCGATTTAAAACGTCTTGGTAAGCTCGTTGTGCAGTTCCAATACCGTAATTCGTAGTAATCAACGTTTGGTTTACATAGTTGTCAATTTCACTCCATACTTGTTCGTGGTAAGCACGCATAACGCTATCCAAGTATTCCGGTAAAGGCTTTTTCTCGAAAGGCATAGCATTGTCAACGTCTTCCACGATGGCTTTGCCGGATTCTTCAAACATTCGCTTGATTTCTTTTTCTGCTATTGGTGTTACTTGGGATAATAGTTTTACAACTTCATTGTTAAACATCCGCAATTCCTGCAGCTTTTGTGCTTGCCATTCGGTTATATCGTCGTGACCGGTATATAATCGTCTGATTATAATGCGAATAATTTCGCCTTCCAGGGCATTGTAAATGTCAGCCATGTTAGCCGACCACAAATCCAATTGATATGGAGTGACTCTTGGTTGTTTGGGGTTCATTACTCAACAGCTCCGAATAGGCGTTTCTGCCGTCTGTCATCTAAAAATGTCGGGTCTGACTCCAATTGCTCTTGTTCTATTTCTTTGATGATTTCCAGCGCTTCTTCTTCCGTCACCCCATGAATCTTCATGATGGCACGTTTATGCGACTGTAAACCGGATGTTACAAGTTGAATTTGCTGCTTAATGTCAGTTCCCTTATCCTCGGCGATAGAATCATCGAAAGTAATTTTAACTTCGTATTCTTCTGGCGCTTTAATTAGATCATAAAGCGTACCCATCGCCACGATGGAATCTATTAATTCTTTCAATCCGGACTCAATTATAACCTCATGAGATTTCTTTGATTTAAACGTTTTGGATTGCTCGGAAACGACTTCTGTGGCGGTTTTCATGCTCTTGCCATCGAAACTAAATGTTCCAGTTGAAAAGCCCGTCTGCATGGCAAACAAGTTTAATAAAGCGTTGATGGCGGAGATATGTTCATCAACCCGAAGTGTAACGGAAATATCTTTGATTTCACTATCATCTTGCTCAGTTCCAAAAGCTTCGTATGTTTCGTCTGTATCATCAAAATAACGGTGAGTTTTGCCAGTCTCCGGGTCAACGACCACTTTCACCATATGAGCGGGAACAATAATCCGTTTACGTCCAAGTCTAAACTCTCGATGAAACGAATCAAACGCCGTATCAATGGCTTTGATAGTGTCTAGTGCATTTGCGAAGATGGAAATACCCAGCGGACTTTTTAAATCAATGTTATTCGCCGTATTTGGCTTAAAATAAGCGAATAAAGGGCGTTTTAAATTGTCAATGGTAACTTCTTCTTCCAAGTGCGGAAAATGCTCTTTAAGTGATACTTTGATACCTAAATCAGCGCCGTTCTGTGACTCATAAACCTCGTTTCGAATCACATACTTGCCGTTTTCCCACAAATGCCACTCTAAATGCGTGTATTTCTTCCCACGTTTTTCGAATTCGAATGGGAACACGGCTTCATAGATAGTGTCGTTCTTCCAAGAAATCGGAATAAAACAATCAGCAGTCACAAAAGATAGCATGATTTGCCCATTTTCGACGTAAGGCTTAATCACCATACCGCCATGAGCAAACATGTATTCAATAAAGTCCTGGAATTTTTTATCGAACTTGTTATGTTCAAATACATCTTCGATAAACTCAGCGACCGTATCATCATCAATGCTTATTTCACATTTTTCGTTATAGACCAATGAAGCCATTTCCTGCGCCGCTGCTTTCGGCATGTTCATGGACATCATTCGTCTTACTTGTTCACCGTTTTTAATCGTGAAAAAAGTTACGTCATGAATTTCGGATAAATAGCCTTTGTAAAGGGCTTTCCATTTTTCTATATAGTTGAACATTTCCTCGTTCAAGGAAATGTCCTTATGGTCTGTTAGTTTTTCTAAGCTTTTCAGTAAACCAATCTTCACCAACCCCCTTCGTATGGCATCAATGATTCGTCTGAACAATTAATCACCCCCTCGGAATCCTTGGAAGAGAATTCCACCGTCACGGAGGATAACGTTGTATTTTTCAACGTTTATTTGTTGATCACCAATAAAAATAATTGACCATTTTCCTTTTCGATGTTTCATTGCTGACCCCCACGGAAATTCACGAACTTCCCAAGGGTTCAACTCAACAACTTCACCCATATTCCCACCACCTTAGAATTTCAATCCTAATTTCCGAAGGTTGTCGTTTACGTAGTATTGGAAAGCGTCACATGTATGGTCGTCTTCTTTAATCACTTTTGGATCATCACTGTTCAAAGTGTCCGGGTCCCATTGATATTTTTTGTGCTCTGTAATAAAAACCTTGTTGTTGTCCGTATCCAAATAATAAAAACGCCCTTGAGCCAACAGGTCATGGACGTTATCAATCATGTCTACTTTTTTCTTTTTCGCAATCGGATGCATTCGAATGCCATAATCTTTAAAAAGCTGATTTCGTAATGCACCTTCCGCAGAATCTATCGTTTCCATATCAATCGGCTTTTTGTATGTTTCAATAATCTTCTTCCGCCATTCGTAATAGCCTTCGGATAATTCGCTCGGCGCTTTTTTTCTTGCCTTGTTTTCCGGAGAGTAGTAATAGGTATCCAGCAAAATAACTCGTTTCTTTTTCGTCAATGCGAATGCTAAATGCGTAGTTGCTGATACCTGATGCCCAGTGTCAGTGGCAGTGTCAATCAATAGAATATCGTCGTCTTCGGGCAACTCTCTCAAAGGTTTAAATAAATCCATGTTATAAACATTCGTACCAAGCCCGACGGGCTCACCAAGGTATAAATATCGGTAATAGTCATAATCATTCTTTTTGATACGTTCAATGTCCTGGAGCATTTGTTCGGTAACAAAGCCCAATTTGTCATCAAGATAGCTGGAATGATGAACCAAATAATCTTCTTCTCCGATTAGACTATCAGCCCACTCATTAATCCAACTGTATGGATTTCGTGGTGGGTTATAAGACCAGAAAAAATACACCCTTTTTGCTAATGGGTGTTTTTGCCGCATAAATGTAACGTTCGATTGGTCGAACTCTTCTGCGTCTTCAAATTCTGCCGCTTCTTCATACCAAACAGCTATAATATTGCCAATATCGTTTGACTTGAGCTTTTCAAAATCGTCTTGACCATAGAAATAGAATGTAGATCCCGTACTTTTATGGACAATTTTAAATGGGGAAACAGTATCTTTAAAATCTCCATTTTTCCCGATCGTAAAACCGAATTTTCTCAGGGCCCACTTTATTTTATTGAAAACTGAATCCCGGATCGTGTTACCAACTTTCCGGATAACGACAACATTTGCTGTTTCGCCCCTCGATAAATACCACAACATCATATAAACAAGTTTTAGCGCGATAACAGACGACTTGAAAGAGTTCCGACCGCCTTTTAAGATGTTATAAGACTTTTTAGTGGTCCATACAGGTTTAAAATGCGGATTAACTTCTTTTTGGATGTCGATAGTATGAACTTTACTCATTTTCTTCACTCCACTCGTCGATGATGTTGATAATCGGTGGAGCTTCGTCTTCTTTTTCCTTGGACAACCGTTCTGTTTCGGCTTTTGCTTTGTTAATTTGTGCTTGTAGCAGTTCTAATTTCAAGCGACGTTCATCATCTTCATGGGCTAAATCCAGGAATTGTTTGATTAGTGACCGTAATTCAGACATCGCCCTTGATTGAGCATTTAAAAAGTTCGCCTGCCTATCCCAAGCAAACTGGAATTCGTATTCGACTTCTACACTGTTTTCGGTTTCTTTTTCCTTTTTGAGTTCCTTAATTATTTCATTTTTATCAGTAACAAACATGATGGATTGCGCCCGAATAATCGCCGCATACTGAATCATGATTTGGTCCCAAATTAAATCAGCTGGGGTTTTTTCGTCTAACATCCCCATGATCTCAAGCGTTTCTTTGGGAATATATCTCGAAAAGAAACCGTGTTTCTTCGCGTTTTGGTTGTTTTTAGGTGCTCCAGTTGATTTACCACCATGCATACGACAACGACCATTAGGCATGGCCCAATTTTTACATGGTTCGCCTGATCTGGTTTTTGCACCGCATGTTTTTCTTGCATGGGGTTGTTTTGTCATTTACATGTGCACCTACCTCCCGTTAAACATAATGTTCATGCAATACTTCCGTTTCGTTGTACTCAAATATCTTGAATCTCTTATGTGCTGTGGTATACCCCATCGAATCATGCCAATCATCAATCTTGTTCCTGGTCGGCATTCGCCTTAATAAAATTCCGCCAGTGTCGGACACCAATTCAATTTCCTTTTCCGCGTGTTCATGCCCGACGAATACTTCTCGTGTTGTGGCCATTGACCACTCCACCGGAAATTCGGTTGCAAAGTTTTCCGGCAATCGTTTAATGTTCTTTTTATCCGAATGGTTCATACCAACAAAATTTTTTCCAAGCATATGAACCTTTCGTTCTTTGAATCTTGTATCAAACGTCACTTGTTCACCATATACTCGGCTTAACATTCTTACAAAAGACCAAGCACTAAATTCGTCATGATTGCCGACGGAATAGTATACATGGACTTGTTCGCTATTTTTGATTGCGGTTTCGATTAACGGTTTATAAAACTTCCAAGCATCTTCTTCTGCTTGTTCCATATCAACTCTTTGTATTTCCCTTCCGCTTGCGGTTCTTCCGCGAAAATCATTGTTGTGGAATAAATCTTGTCCAATAATAAAAAGAACGTCTTTTCTCGGTTTTTCTAAATAATATAGAATCCTTTCCTGCGTGGGTATATAATAGTCATAGTTACTTATGCCAAAGTGCATATCAAATAGCGGGATGTTAAGATATGGCGCTTCTTCATCCGGTTTTGATATGACCTTTGGTATTTTTATTTTCGGGAGTTTTTCTATAATTTTCTCGAATGCCGCAAGGTCAAAAACTTGTTTCTTTGGCCGAACGTTGATTGTGGAGGAATATAACGTTTGCGTTTTATCGACTTTACTATAAACATTCCAAATCTTATTTTTGGAACTGATTAATTCCCATTCTTCAGGATCATAGCCATGTGCTAACATCAATGTTTCCGGGTCTTTGTCCTGTTTGGAGTTCAACCATATCAACTTTTTACTTCGATGACTTCCGTCGGATAATATTTCCCATTCTTCGTCGTCCAATGGCGGCTTTTTGACTTTTTCAGGATTCAATCTCCATTGAGAGCGACATTGGTCATATGTAAATTTTTCGCCGAATCTTTTCGACATTAAGCCAGCTATTTTTGACCATGATGTGCCGTATTTTTCGACTAAATCTATCAGATAATTTCTTTCTTCATCCGTCCAGTTTCTAATTTTGATCACCACACTTTTTTAGGCAATGAAAAACCACCCAGGCTAGACACCTGGATGGTAAACCAAAAACCAAAGGAGGAATATTCTGGCAACGTGTCCCATCGCCGCCCCGGTCCTACCTCATATTTTACAGATTTGCTCAAATTAGACGCAAATTTCTTCTTTTTGTTCATTTCGTTCATTTTGTTTCTTTTGTTCCGATTGTATACTTTGGTATATCTTGTTCACGATGATGTTTTTCTTTCGATTGACCGCACCCAGCGACATGTCCAACTCGCTCGCAATCTCTCGCATTGATTTTCCGTCGAGCAGTTTGTCCAAAATCACCTGTTCTTTCAAGTTTGTGATAGCCTTCGAATGTTTTTGTATCATCATGACCTTATTTCTGATTTTTTCTGTGCTCTTCTCGTATCGTTCTATGCGCAAAAACTCCTGGTAAACCGGGTCAGAAACATTTCCGCTTGCAATAGGCATAGATGCCTCAATCCCATATTTTGCTACTAATGGATTGCTGCTTCCGGTCATTTCTGCTCTTTTATTAATCAACAAACGAATCATCCAGTGATAATTAAAAATCGCATCATGTATTTCTTTTTTATTCATCACTTTCAGCCACCTTCTTCAACAAATGATAAGCCTGATTGTCTTTGTGTTCTTCAGCATGACATGATGCGCAAAGCAAAATAAGATTATCGATTTCATTCAGTCCACCTTTGGAAAATTCTTGAATGTGGTGGATGTGTAATTTCTTTTTCGAGCCACATTTAACACATCTATGATTACACTTTTCATAAACTTCCTTTTTAAGTTTTGCTGAAATAGTTCGTCCTTCTTGGAAGGCAGTTCTTTTCCCATCGACTATTTCTCTGAATTGATAAACATGATGCATTCCACATGATAAATACATCATGTACATTCCTGCCAATGGAGGTGGAACTGGAAAATCATTGCCATTTTCTATATTTCTTAAATTCCCTACACTCTCACCAGTAACCCTGGACATTTCCTTCAGTGATTTTCTTCGCAAAAGTCTCATCCCCATCAATTCTGTACCGTATATTGGTTCTTTCCACCAAGGCATTGCTTTGTTATAAATAACGTTTTTATCTATCTTCTTCATTACCTTTCGTCCCTACCCCTTTTTTTGCCTTCTGACGCGTTTTGTCCGCTACCCAACCTTTTACCTTAATGCACCGACTAAACGGGCACAGAGAGCCGTTTATGAGCCAAATACACGATTTGCAATGTTGTTCTCTCCAACTTTTCTTAATCTTCACTTTCTTTCTCATTTGTTAACCCCCTTACAATGAAAAAAGGCACTCAATGACTATTTCTTTAGCCATCAAGTGCCCCGGTTCTTCCGCTGAGCAACTTTTAGTTATTATTTTGAGAAGTATACTTTATTTCAAAGTATTTCGGTTTTCCTTCTTTCCAAATGATTGATTGTGTACCATACCCTTTTGGCAAGTCATCAACTTTAATTAGTTCACCATTGCAAACATAGTAAGTTGCATTTTTCATCAAGTCAATTTCTGCTGTCATCCGTTCTGTATCTATCTTCAAAAGGCTCACTCCCTATGTTAAAATAGTATTAGGTTCTGTCGCCGGGAGTGGACACTTCCGGGTTTTTTATTCGATTTCCACCAAATAATCAAGGTACTCACAACTGTTAGGACATTCGTATTCAGTTGCTACCGTTTCCCCGTAAACAGGACTTTCGAGTGTATCGATTGGAGTAAGTTCTTCACCGCATTTCTCACACTTCATAATCAACCATCCT